GAGTTATTGGATTATAACTCATGTAAAGTTCTTTTAGAACTTTTGGAGCTATCCTAACTAACCCTTAATTTTAATGAATTATTTAAGATCACTCGTTTATGAGTGGTCTTTTTACTTTATTAGCAAACTAGTCACTCTTGGGTATTTTATTTTTTGAGTAAGGCTAAGATATAATTTTATTCAATAAATAAAGGAATTTGACCTAATGTTGTAGAATATGGTTATAAAATACAATATTTAGGGAGATGGGATTATGGAATATATAGAAAGACAAGAATTAAGAAAAAAGTTATTAAAAAATTTATATGATATTTATTTTGAAAAGGGTGGCGGCGGAATAGGTTTTGAAAATCGTCGTGATCTTAAGTTAGATAATGAAACAAAATTAGCATATAGATATCTGATAGATAAAGGTTTTATAAATGAAATTGAGGCAGGCGGAAATGGTGTAAGATATACAATATCTGTATATGGTATAGATTTTGTTGAAAATAAATTATAAAATTTATATTAGTGAAGATATAGAGCAATAAGTTCTATGTCTTTTTTATTTTTTATTGTAAAGGTCAAGAATAGTCAAAGTAAAAGATGGCAATAAAAAACAAGATTAAAGAAATCTATCCTTTAATCTTCTGAAACTAAACCAATAGTTTTTAATATTATTGTTTCCAGTAACAATAGATATAAAAATTGAAGGGTTCTCATATTTATTGTTAATTAATTATATTAAAAGTTAAATGTAATATCTAGCGGTAAATTATACCAAGAAGGTGATTGTAATAGCACTCAAGAAATTATGTAGTTATCATAACTGTAAGGAATTAGTAGACTATGGTATACAGTATTGTGATAAGCATAAGGTAATAGCAGATAAAGAGCAGAAAGAAAGATATAGAATATATAAACATAATAGATTAAACGATGAATATGAGAAGCAGCTAGATATATTCTATAAGTCAATAGAGTGGATAAGGTTAAGAGAGTTAGTACAAGTAAAGCAGTATGGCATTGATATATTAGAATACTATAAGACAGGTCAGATAGTTATGGCAGATACATACCATCATATCAACTGTGTAAGAGATGAATGGGATAAGAGATTAGATGATAGCAACATCATAGGACTAACACAGAGCAACCACTTAAAGGTACATAGTATGTATGATAAGAGTGATAGAGATAAGAAGATCATGCAAGATATATTAATAGGATTAGTTAATAAATTTTATAAAGAGTTTAGATAATATTAATTTATTATTATTTTTTTTTAATTAAAGGTCAAAGATGGTTAAAGTAAAAGTAAATAGATAGAATTGATAGTTGGGAACTAATGGAAAATACGGGGGGAGTATAAAAAATTTTAAAATATTCTCTAAGAGGGCACAGTGTCCATAACACGTAAAAATTTTCAGATTTTTCCGCAGGGGTGGTTTATATAATCACTCTTATGTTCATAGAGGGGAGGGTAAAAAATGGAAAATGAAATACAAATACCAAAACCACCAAGTTTTTTAAAAACTGATGGTAAGAAAAAATATTATGATGTAGCACAAATGTTAGTAGATGAAGGTAAATGGAAAGCAGGAGATGAAATTGCCCTTTCTGCTCTATGTGCAAATTATCAACATTGGATTGAAGCAGAAAAGGAAATAAAAAAAATAAATTCCTTAACATTTGAAACAGCTACAGGATATAAACAACAAATTCCTGAAATATCTATTGCAAATAATTGTATGAAGTCAATGTTAAGCTTTATAAAAGAATTTGGTTTAACACCTTCTGCAAGAGCAAAATTAAAGGAATTATTAACAAATGATAATGATAAAGATTCAGATATGGAAGACATGGTGGTGAAGTAATATGACAGATGAAGATAAATTACTAATCCAACAAAATGTTGAAGAACAAAATAATTATAACCTTGATGAATTAATAAAGGAACTACAGAAAAAATGGGATAATGATACATATTTCTATGATGAAAATGAAGCAAGAAAATTCTATAAATTTGCAAGTAAATTGCAACTCGATAAAGGTAAAAAAGGACAAACAATAAAACTATTAAAATTTCAATTTATTACTCTTACAGAGATATTATGTGTGAAAAACAGGGAAACTAAATATAGAAAACATAAGGAATGTCTACTTGATATAGCCAGGAAAAATAGTAAAGGAACAATCACATCTTTAATTATTATTTATCTATATTTCACAGATGCTACTTTTGGAGCAGAATACATAATCGTTGCAAATGATAAGAAACAGGCAGGTAATTTATTTAATACTATTAATTTAATGATTAAAAATAATAAAACTCTTAGGAAATATGTAAAGATTACAGAATCTACTAAACAAATGTATAGAAAAGCAACTAATAGTTATTTGAGAGTATTGGCAAATGATGGAACTAATTTGGATTCATACGCTACATATATAATGGTGTGCGATGAAGCCCATGAGTATAAAAACAGTGATGCTTATACAAAACTTAGAACAGGTATGGGACTATGGAAAAACCCTATTTGCTTAATAACTACAACTGCAAGTAGTGGACAAGACCCTAATAACCTAGAATTTGAGTTCTATAATTATGCTAAAGATATAGAAAATGGCAAGTTTAAAGATGAAAAATTCTATCACAATATATTTGAAGCAAAAAAAGATTGTGAGTTAACAGATGTAAAAGAATGGATAAATTCTAATCCTGCACTTGGAAGTTTTAGGCAAATAGATGACTTAGAAGATTTCTTAATTAAGGCAACTAGAATTAAATCTTTTGAAGCAAAGGCACGTAGATTATATCTTAATCAGCATGTAGCACTTGATGGTGAAAATGCTATAAATATGGTTGATTGGAGAGAATGTTTACAAGATGTAGATATCAATAGTCTTAAAGGAATGAGATGTTGGTGTGGCTTGGATATGGCTTATATAAAAGATATTATAGCTTATGTTCAATGTTTCTATGATGAAGATAGTAATAAATTTATAATATATCCACATCTATTCACACCTAAACAAACGTTACTGGATAGAGTTGAAAAAGATAATGTACGATACGATGTTTATGCTAAAAAGAAAGAATTATTGTTATTAAATGGATATTACGTTGATAATGAAGAATTATTTAATTATATAGACGATATGAATGAAAAATATAAATTTGATACACAAGAGATAGCATTTGATAGATGGGGTTCAGGTGATATAAGAAGTAGGCTTGAAAAGCATTACAAAGTATTTCCTTTTGGACAAGGTTATAAAGAAATGTCACCAACTATAAGGGATTTTGAGATTATGATGCTTGATAAAAGATTAGTAATTGCAAATAATTCTTTATTAACTTGGATGGCTAGTAATGTTGTAGCTACAGAAGACCCTGCTGGAAATGTAAAATATGATAAATCTAAATGTAAAAATAAAATAGATGGTATTATTGCTATGCTTATGTCTCTTTCAAGGGCAATTTATAACAATGATGGACTACAATATGATGCTATGTCAGCATTAGATTCAATGGATTGGTAGAAAGTAGGTGAAAATATGGATAAAATAAAGCAATTTTTTAGTAAATTTAAACGAAATAAACGAATAAAACATAGTAAACCTATTAAAAAACATAGTATTAAACCTACTTTTTTAGCTGATATATTAACGATAATAGCTATGATTATCATATTTTTTACAACTGCAATGCTTAATAAATACATTGCTATGTATTTACTAGCAATAATATTAATAATATTTAGCTATTTTATTAGCAGGATGGGAGGTGAAAAAGACTAATGTTTTGGAATAAATTAGAAAAAAGAGATACAACGGATACGTTTAACTGGACTTCTTGGGTAAAGGGAGAAGATACAATAACAGAAAATTCTCTTAGGGAACAAAATTACCTTATAGGGTTAAATTATTTAGGAAGTAGTATTGCCAAACTAACAGTTTTAGTCAAACAAACAACAGACATTGGCGAAGTTGAAGCAAACAAACATTATTTATGGGATTTGTTAAGATTACGTCCAAACATGAGTATGAATGCTTTTGATTGTATAAAATCTTTAATAATGTTATATAAGCATCATGGAGCAGGTGGATTGTATATTGATAGAGACTATAAAGGCAATGTTATAGGTTTATATCCTTGTAAAATTTTACAATTTACTGTAGATAATATTGGTTTAATCAAATCTACTAAGAATGTTAGTAAGGTTTTAATAGACTTTGATTGTGCAGGAGTTCAAGGAAGTTGTTTAGATAGTGAAATGATTATACTTAGAGATAATTCTTTAGATGGTATATATTGTAAACCAACTAAACTATATGCTAAAGATACAATAGATACAAATTTACAAGCACAGAATTATCAAAATAATTTATTTTCTAATGGATTAACTAGTAAGGCAGTAGTGCAATTAACTGACGATGTAAAAGATGAAAAGGAATTACAGAAAATACAAGCAAAATTTAGTAGGATTTATAGTTCTGACAATCGCATATTCACAGTCCCTGCTGGATTTTCTATTAACTCTCTCAATTTATCGCTCGTAGATTCTCAATTCGCTGAATTAAAAATAAATGGTAAAAAAGATATGGCTTCTATTATAGGTATACCATTTTCTTTATTAGATACTGGAAATATTACAGAAGAAGAAAATATATCTTATTTAACAAATACTATATCTCCAATTTTGGTTCAAATTGAGCAAGAAATGGATTGGAAATTACTAACTTCTATTGATAGGGACAAGGGATATAAAATTAGATGCAATGTAAATAGTATGTTACGTACAAGTGCAGAAAAACAAAAGAATATAATCATAGATTATGTTAAAAATGGTGTATATTCCCTTGAATATGCTAGAAATTTGCTTGGAGTAAATATAGATTTTGCTAATGAAACTGTTACATTACCAAGTGGTCAAATTCTATTGAAAGACTTGATTGATGGTAAGGCAACATGGCAAAAGAATTCAACTAACAACGCTAGTAATACTAATGATACTAGTGTGAAGGGAGGTGACAGTAATAATGGAAAATAGAGAATTTAGACAAGTAAATGACTATGAAATTAGGCAAGTACAAGATACAAATACAACCGAAATTGATGGTTACATAGCTAAATTTGATAGTCCTACAGAACTTTTTCAAGGATTCTATGAAAAAATTGATAGGGGTGCTTTTGATAATACTTTGAAAGATGGTCATAACATATTTCTATTATATCACCATCAATGGGATAAGCCTTTAGCATCTACACAAACTGGAACTTTAACTTTATCTGTAGATAATGTTGGGTTAAGATTCAATGCAACTATAAATGATAACTTATCTTACGGTAAAGATGCTATTGAATTAATAAAACAAAGACTTATAAGTGGATGTAGTTTTGGTTTTACATGTGTAAGAGAATCTAATGAATATAATGCAAATGATGATAGTATACTAAGAACTTTACTAGAAGTTGAATTATATGAAGGCTCTATTTTATGTATACCGCAGTATGAAGATACTACAGTTTTTGCAAGAGCAAAAGAAATTGTAAATGAAGAGAGAGCAAAATTAGAACAAGTAAAACAAAATGAATTGGATTTAGAGTTAATCAAACTTGAACTTGATTTAGATAATTAAGTTCTTTTTTTTATACAAAAAATTATTAAAAATTTTGAAAGGTAGGTAAAAATATAATGGATATTAACGAAATAAAAAAGGCAATTGAAGAAAAAACAGTGGAGGTAAGAAGTGCTGTAGATGCTAAAGATGCTGAAAAAGCAAAAGCATTAAATGAAGAATTAAGAGGATTAAAAGATAGTTTAGCAATATCAGAAGAATTAGAAGCAGATGAAAAAAGAGCATTAGAAAATCATAAAGCAAAAAATGAAGAAAGAGGCGATGTAAAAGTGGAAAAAGTCAATGAAATGAGATCAATAGTAAAAAGAGTAATGGGTAAAGAACTAACAGCAGAGGAAAGAGCAGTAATTAAAACAACAGATAATGCATCAGTATTACCTTCACAATTTGTTAACCAGTTACAGGAAATAAAGAAAGGTTTTGGTTCATTAAAAGACATATGTGATGTTATTCCAGTTACTAAAAATGCAGGTACAATTCCAGTAGTTGATTATGACCAAAACTCAATGGCAGATATAGCAGAAGGTGCTGATATCGTAGATGGTACATTGGTTACTACAAATTTAAATTTCACTTGTGCAAAAGTTGGTTTAATTCAAACTTTATCTTCTGAATTGGTTGATGATGCAGAAGTTGAAATTGAATCTATAGCAAAAACTAACTTTACAGAAATTGCAGTTGCTAAAGAAAACAAAAAGATTATGACTGTTATAGATGCAAATGCAACAGATGTAGCAGGTGCAACAAGTTATGAAGATTTAGAAGATGTAATGGCTAAAGCACTACCAAGTGTTAAAGCTGGACTAGTTACACTTTCTAATGTAGAAGGATATGCAGAACTTAAAAATAAGAAAGATTCACAGGGTAGAAGTTTAGGATTAATTACAGTTGGTGCTAATGGAGTTGAATATTTTAATGGCAAACCAATCGTTACTTTTGATTCTTCTTTAGTTACTCCAACGGCAGGTATGACTAAAATTTTCTATTCTTTAAACTCAAAAGAAGCAGTTAAATTTATCGAGAGAATGGGTGTATCTATAGCTAGAAGTACAGAAGCAGGATTTACTGATGATACTATTAAATTAAGAATCTTAGAAAGATTAGATGTTGCTAAAGGTTCTGTAAGAAGTATTAAGAAAATAGAATTAGCTTAATGAGAAGGGTATTAATGCCCTTCTATTATTATGATTGGAGGGTGATTATATGACTTTAGATGAAGTGAAAAATTATTTAAAACTAGATGATTATACAGGTGATGACTCTTATTTAACTGAATTAATTGATGTAAGTCAGATTTATATTGATAGTTGTGTTAGTGAAGATTATAAAACTGATACAAATTTAGTTAAATTATCAGGATTACTACAAAAAAAACTTATAAGTGATATGTATGATAACAGAAGTAGTTATGTTACTAATGATAAAAGAGATATTATGGTTACTACTATATTAAATAAATTGGCTATGGCACAAGTTATTGATGATACGGTGGTGTAACTAATGGATGTAAATATTGGAGAATTAAATAAACGTATATCTATAGGCTCTATGGTAGTAACAACAAATGAAAATGCCTATGAACAAAAACAATGGCAAGATTATTTATCATGTTGGAGTAAGGTAAGTAATATTTCAGGAACAGAACTTTTCAAGTCAGGTCGTGATTTTAGCCAAACAATGACTAGATTCTTAATTAGATATAGGTCAGATAAAACAATAGACGATACTATGCAGATTAAATTTGGCAAGAGAATTGTAGATGGTCAACCAAAAGACGTATTTTACAATATTAAATACGTAAACAATTATAATTTTTCTAATGAGTTCTTAGAAATCATAGGGGAGGTGGTAGTTTAAATGGCTGATAATTTTGAGGTACAAGGATTTGAAGAAATAGCAAAAAAACTTGAAAACTTAGGGAGAAAGGGTAAGCAAATAGAAGATGAAGCTATTACTAAAGGTGCTGATCCTATTTTAGATGATGCTAAAAATACCACAGCTTTTAAAGATAGAACTGGTAAACTGAGGAAATCTTTAAAAAAATCTAAAGTTAAAAATAGTAAAGAGGGTAAATATGTTTGGGTCGGTGACACTGATAAAGAAGCTAACTATAGTTGGTATGTTGAATTTACTAATCCGTTCCTACGTCCTGCTTTTGAGAAAAACAAGGATGAAGTTTTTGAGATAATCAAAAATGAAATGGAAAAGGGGTTGAAGAATTTATGATAAATAATCTTATAGTAAATGCTCTTAATCCATTAGGTATTTCTGTAACATATCAAAAATATAGCGGAACAGAAACTACATATATAACATTTTTTTACTATCTTATTCAAACCGAAGATTCTTCTGACGATGATGATGAAACAACAGGATATTATGTTCAATTAAATCTTTACTATAAATCAGATATTGGAGATTTAAAAGAACAAATAGTTAGTAATTTAAAAAACAATGGATTTAAAAAATTAGATATAAGGGATTTTCCTTATGACACTGATACAGGAAATTATTGGACTGCTATCAGTGTTTTTTATTTAGAAAATAATAATTAATTGAAAAACAGGAGGTAATGTAAAGATGGCAAGAAAACAAGGGCTCAAAGATTTGTATATATGTGAGGTTACAGTTAATGATACAACTACATATACAGCAGGAACACCAATTAAGGTTTGTAGAGCAGTAAGTGGAAAGGTAACACCAAAGTCAAGTTCTGACCCAATTTATAGTGATGATGAGGTAGAAGATATAGTAAGTAAAACATCATCTTACGATGTAGAATTTGAAGGTGATGAAATTTCACCTGAAAGTCAGGCATTAATGTTTGGACATACTTTTGAGAATGGATATTTGATAAAAAATATGGGTGATAAACCAAATTTAGTTGCATTTGGATATCGAAGTAAGAAGACTGATAGTAAGTATGAATTTAATTGGCTTTATACTGGAAAGTTTGAGCCGATGGAAAATGATTATGCTACAGAAGAAGATAAGGCAAAAACACAGACTGCTAAAGTTAAAGGAACTTTTTACGGTAGACAGAAAGATGGTAATAGCATTGTTAGTGTAGATGAAAGTTTCTTACTTGCAGGGGATACTGCTGCACAAACAGCAATAACAAATTGGTTCTCACAAGTGCAAGAAAAGCCAATAGCTTAATTTAGAGAGTAGATTAATTTCTACTCTTTTTTAATATTTAAAGAAAGAGGGTAATTAAAATGAAAATTACAATAGGTAAAAAAACATACGAGCAGACAAAATTTAAGGGAAGATTAACAAGAAAAGCGTTAGAAATGCAGGAAATATTAAACGGTGAAACTTTTACAACTAAAGAATATGATGCAATTATAACATTTTTAGCTGATGCCTTTGATAATAAATTTACGTCAGATGATGTATTAGATGAATTAGAAAATTTAGAAATAATGCAAGATTTTAATTACATATGTGAGGAAGTTAGCAAACATATGAGTGGAGCAGTTGATGAATACGAAAAAAAGTAGGTGTGAGCAGTACTGATGATAGTAACTGCTCTGCTTTTGATGAATATGATCGGGCAAATGGTTATCTAACCGAAGCAGAAGAAAGGCAATATTATACAGATTTCATATTTAGTCTTTATGATATAGCTATTTCAAAGCAGGGCATGAGTTTTAATGATTGTGAAGAAATGGACATTATAGGTTACATAAAATATTTAAATTATTGTGCTTATAGAAAAGATGAATAGGAGGTGGTTAAATGGCGGATGAAGTAAACGCTCTCACCGTAAAAGTTGGAATTACAGATGACTTATTTACGCAAGGAGTATCTAAAATAAATAAATCAATGAATCTTTTAAGAAGTGAATTCAAAGCTAGTTCTAGTCAAGTAAATGCGTTTGGAAGTGACACAGATAAACTTGCTAACAAACAAGACTTTTTAAATAGGTCTGTTGAACTCCAAAAAGGTAAAATACAAGCGCTTAAAGATGCTTATGATAAGTCTAAATCTAGCACAGGTGAATTTTCTAATGCTACGCAAACAGCAGGTACAAAAATAAATAATGCTATAGCTTATCTCAATAAAATGCAAGGTGAGTTAAAAGATGTAGATACAGAATTAGAAAAAAGTAAAAAATCAGTAGATGAAAATTCTAATACGTGGAGCAAACTTGGAGACAAAATAAAAAATACAGCGAAAGATATAGGCGAAAGTATAAAGACTGGCATAGGAATGGCAATAGGTAGAGATATATGGGATAAATTCAAAGAAGGGTCTATAAGTGTATTAACCTTTGGTTCTGATGCTCAAAAAGCCATGAATCAATTACAAGCCAGTACTGGAATGTCTACACAAACTCTTAATGGCACGAAGCAAACTATGACAGATATTTACAATGACAATTTTGGTGAAAACTTTGCAGATATAGGAGACGCTTTAGGAGTAATACAGCAACAATGGAGAGGTAATTCAAGCGAAGTTAAGGGACTAACAGAAAATGCATTATTGCTTAGAGATACTTTTGGCTTTGAGGTTAATGAAAGTTTTAGAGCAGCAAACCAATTGGTTATGCAATTTGGTGTATCTGGAAAAGATGCATATAACTTAATAGCCCAAGGTGCGCAGAGCGGATTAAATAAAAATGGTGATTTGCTTGATACAATAAATGAATATTCCACACAATTTAAAGCTTCTGGATTTAGTGCCGAGGACTTTTTCCATGTTTTACAGACTGGAAATGAATCTGGTGCATTTAGTATGGATAAAGTAGCGGATAGTGTTAAAGAATTTGGGCTAAGAATGAAAGACGGAAGCAAAACCACAACAGATGCTTTACAAGCTATAGGTTTAAATGCTACTACTACCATGACTAAATTCGCTAAAGGTGGAACGGATGCACAACAAGTATTTCAAGATGTTAATAAAAGAATAGCAGGGATAAAAGACCCACTAAAACAAAATCAAATAAGTGTCGCTTTGTGGGCTACACAATTTGAAGATTTACAAAAGAGTGGTGGAGCTGCATTAGCAAATTTACACGGGTCTATCTCTACGACAAAAGATGCTCTAGGGGAAATAAATAAAATTAAATATGATGATCCCATTAGTGCAATTCAAGGAATTGGAAGACAATTTCAAACTGGTATATTAGTTCCACTTGGTAACCAAATACTACCGAAGTTAAATGAATTTGCAAATTGGTTTACACAACATATGCCAGAGATAAACCAAACAATTTCGCAGGTAATGGCGGTTGCAATACCAATTATACAGAAGGGACTGACACTTATTGGTAATGCATTTAAATTTGTACAAGACCACAGCGAAGGATTCAAAGCCACCTTAATGATATTATTGCCTATGATTGGCGGCTTTACTATTATAAACGGTACGGTAAGTACGATAAATAAGTTCGGCAAAGCAATAAGTGATGGCAAAATGGCAATGGATAACATGAGAAAGGCTGGCACTCTATTAAGTGATGGATTTAATACTGTTAAAACAGGTGTTATGCTATATGCTGATAATATTAAGAGCGTTGGAAGTTCCTGCGTTGAGACTGCATCTAAAATGGGGACATTTATAACTGGCATAATTAAATCTGGTGCAGAGGCAGTAATAAGTGGTGGAAAGATAGTTATAAGTTTTATAGGCAATGTAATCAAAACAGGAGCAGAAGCAGTTATAGCGGGGGCAAAAGTAGCAGCGAGTTTCATAGCAAGTATTGTTACTTCTGGTGCAGAAGCGGTAGCAAGTGGTGCTAAGATAGCGGCAAGCTTTATCGTTAATATAGTGGCCACAGGAGTGCAGTCGGCAATAGCAGCTGGAAGAATTGGTTTAGTTACTGCCGCACAATGGTTGTTAAATGCAGCCATGGCAGCTAACCCAATAGGCTTAGTTGTAATAGCTTTAGCGGCATTAGGAGCAGGACTTGTAATTGCTTACAATAGATCAGAAACATTTAGAAATATGGTAAATGGTGCATTTATTGCAGTTAAAAATACTGCTGTTAATGTATTTAATGGATTGAGAAGTTTTCTATCAAATTGGGGATCTACTATAGTAACTTTTGCATTCCCTTTAATAGGAATTCCAATGCAAATAATAAGTCATTGGGGACAAATAAGAGGATTCTTTGGTAATTTAGCTAGCGATATAAAGCAAAAGCTACATGATATGTTTAATTTCCAGATACCTCATATTCCATTACCACATTTCAATATTAGTGGCAAACTCAGCTTAAATCCTCCTAGTATGCCAAGCGTAGGTGTAAATTGGTATGCAAAAGGTGGTATTTTTAGTTCTCCAAGCGTTATAGGTGTAGGTGATGCTAGTTCTCCAGAAGCGGTAGTTCCATTAGATAAGCTGCAAGGATTTATCAATAATGCGGTTCAACAATCTGGTGGCATGGGTGGAAGTAATCAACCTATATACATAACTGTTAATTCAGTTTTGAATGGTAGGTTAGTTGCACAAGGTACAAGTAAATATAGTTCTGAATTTATAGCTAAAGATGTGGATAATAAAAATAAAGGCAAAGGAGTGTGGTAAGGTCTATGTATAGAAAATATAGTATTTGCTTTAACAACAAAGATAGCCATAAAGATTTAGGCTTAAGCATAACACATAGACCTAATATTCCTATAGCCGAAGAAGATATAAACAATATAGAAATCGAGGGCTTAAATGGTTCTCTAATTGAAAAATATGGCACTTATAAAGATATACCAATACCTATAGAATTTAATGTAGTAAATAGAAAAGATATTCATAGTCAATTTAGACAAGTAAAAGCATGGCTACAGAATATACAAGATAATAAATTAGTATTTTCTGATGATGCAGATTATTTTTACCTAGTAAGCTATATAACTTTTGATAAGGATATCGAAAGAAAGTTTAAGGTGCTAGGTATTTTTACAGCTACATTTGTATGCAAGCCATTTAGTTATTCTTTTGCAGGATTAAACAAGATTACCATTACACAGGCTGTGAAGCTATCTAATGAAGGTACAACAATAGCATATCCAATATTAAAGATATATGGTAGTGGAGATATTACATTAACTATAAACAATAAAAATGTAATTCTCACAGGGATATCAAGCAATATAACCTTGGACAGTGTAATGAAAGAAGCTTATAACGATAATGCGGAGAACCTAAACAATAAAATGAATGGTGATTTTCCAACTTTAGATGTAGGAGTTAATAATATAAGTTGGATAGGAACTATTACAAAAATAGAAATTATACCAAATTGGTGTTACTTATAGTAGCACCTTTTATTTTTATAAAAAAGAAAGGCAGGTTATGAAATGGAAGATAATATAAAAGATTTTACTTTTGATATAGACAAAGAACTTATACAAACAATAAGCGGGCAACAGGGAGATACAAGTAGAAAAATAAGATTTTATTTAACTCAAAATTCATTACCATATGACCTAACAGATTGTATTGTAAAAATATATCTTATAAAGCCAGATGGTAATCTTGTATTTAATAATACAACTATAGAAAATTCAGCACAAGGAAAAATACTTGTGGAATTAACAGAACAAATACTTGCAGTACAGGGATCTGCTACTTGTCAATTAAAAATATATGGAACTGATAATACTTTAATAAGTTCATCTATCTTTTATGTTACAATTAAACAATCATTGATAGATCAAGTTATTGCTTCTACAAGTGAGTTTAATGCTTTATTAGATGCAATAGTTAAAGCTGAGAATGCGGCAGATAAAACTTATGTAGATACTGAAATTGCAAATAAAATGAAGGGTGGCCCAAAATACACATATGCTAATTATGCCGCATTAGTAGCGGCATATCCTACGGGGGATTCAAATAATTACTTAGTAGCAGCTAGCGATGGAGTACAGGAAGTTGACACATTGAATATAACAGCAGTGCCTACAGCATCAGGAAATATCACCATTAATTTAAATGGAGAAGTTATAAATGTTGCAGTTGATACAGCAACGGATACAACTACTGATCTAGTTGCGGCTAAAATTAGAGGAATCACTTTTATAGGATGGACAACGGGAGGAACTGGGGCTAGTGTTACATTCACAAAAAATACAGTTGGTGTAAATACAGCTCCATCCTTTAGTGGAGGTACAACAGGAACGACAGCTACAATCGCAGTAACTACAGCAGGAGAACCTTCTCGTACAGGAGATTGGTATTATTGGAATGGATCAGCATGGATAGACGGCGGAGTATATCAAAATGCAGTAATAGCAGATGGAGTCTTATCTAAAAATAAATTATCAGAAACAATTATAAATGTTTTAAATGAAGCTACAAATGCTCATGGTAAGACATTAAATTCTAGTGGCCAGCTTGTTGCAAATGCCACTTATCAAACTACTGATTTTATTCCAGTAAAAAATGGAGATACTGTTTATTCATCACAAGCTTTTGATAAATATTCTTTATACGATTCAAATGGAAATCATATTCAATATTATTCTGTTGCATGGGCTAACAGTTTTGTAGTTACCCTTGCAAATGCTAGTTATGCAAAAATGTCTTATGCCGACACTGCTACAAACGTGATGATTACTAAAAATTATCCTTTACCTACCAATTATTTATCACCTAACAATGCTATAATAAATTGGTTAAAAGTTTTAGGCAGTCAATTAGATAATAAATCAATTGACGAAACTAAGATTGTAGATAATACTATAACTAAAAATTTAATGAAAGATTCCATTGTAAATTTTTTAAATGAAGCAACTAACACTCATGGTCAAGTACTACAAAGCAATGGCTCTTTAGCAACAAATGCCACTTATCAAACTACTGATTTTATTCCAGTAAAAAATGGAGATGTAATATATATAAGTCAAGCTACAAACGTATATTGTGTATATGATTCAAACCATAGTATTATACAATCATTTTTTCCGTCATGGATAACGACTTTTACAATAACAAATATAAACGCTGCCTATGTTAGAATTTCATATGCAGATACCGCAGTAAATAGAATGTTAACTAAAAACTACCCTTTACCGTCCTTTTATATGCCATATGGGAAGGCAATCATAGATTGGCTATTTCCTGATATATCGAAAATAAATGATAATACTGTTAATGCTTCAAAGTTAGTTGATAAATCCATTGATGAAACAAAAATTAAAAATAGTTCATTATCATACAAAGTATTACAAAATGCAGTAATAAATGTTTTTAATTCTGCAAACGGTCAATCTGGAAAACTATCAAGAAGCGGCGGGGTTACAACTATTGCAACAGATGCCAACTGGTGGACAAGTGAAAAACTTGATATTAAGCAAGGCGACGTAATTAATTGGAGTAAAACGGGTGAAGTCTATGAGGTTCTTGATGCTAGTGGGAATACACTCGCTTTTGGAGTTCTGGACTGGAGCACCGCAACACTTAGTATAACATGGGCAAATGCTTCTAAAATATGGTTTAGTGTACCAGTAAATACAACTCCAAAAGAACAACAAATGGCTGTCATTAACTATTCTGTGCCTTCAGTTTTCTTGCCATATGGGAAGGCAATCATAGATTGGCTGGTTGTTGGTTTAGACTATCCGACTATTTATTCACAAATGCAGGCCTTATCTCCTAAATTTGATGAAACAAAAGATAGGATACTATTACCTCCAACAATGTACTTTGTAGATGACTTGCCATTACCAATTTATAAAGAAAGTATATTTTCAACAGTAGATGACTTGAATTTATTTGATTCTTACTTGATAAATGTAAAACCTGATAATACACCTGAATACAGAAGTTTTTTGCACGATACTATACTTGATGCTACAAAATTAAGTAATCAATTTAAAATAGCTATTCATCAAAAAACAAATTTCAATTATGATTATTTTTCATTGATTAATAAAAGTGTTGTTACCTCATCAAGTAACAATGGAAAGTCTATTAAATATAATGCATGGGGGGATAGTTTAACACAAAATGGAGTTCCATCTTTAGTAAAAGATTTGTTAGCCACTTATGGAGTGACATGTAATCTTATTGGAACAACACCATTAAATTCTCCTTTTGTTGGTAATACTGAAGGACGTTCAGGGTGGAGTTTTAGAAACTTTATTGGAATGGGATACAAATATCCGAATGGTGTTGATACTATTCCCTACAATATAATGACATTTTTAAGACTAGCTACAGATACCGACAAAACAAATCATCCTACATGGTGCTTTAGGCGAACTGGTGCATTAAAGGAATTAAGCTATCAAGATGATACTGATAAAACTGGCGATTTCTATATATTTGATTATGCTAATTATTTAACTGTTAATTCACTTCCAACACCTGATGTTGTAACAATTGGTTTATCCAGAAATGACCTTTTAAATTATCCATCAAGTGAAAGTGTTGTCGGTTGTAGATTAGGATTAGAGATAATGATAAAACAAATAAAAACAGCTTTCCCTAACATGAAAATTGGAATTATCCCTTCAACTGTATGGCAAGACCACAGCGATTATAATAGTAAATGGATTGATATTGTGTCAACATGGATTGAAGATTGTATGACCGATATTAAATTGTATCAACAAACTTATAATAATTTGTATATTATACCATCATGGGCTCATATGAATAAAAGATTTAGTTGGACTTATGCAAGTCAAGCTGATTTAAGTTCTGTAAACCAAACTCAAAAAGCGTTATTAGGAGATCATCTACATTACGGTGATTTAGGACGTGCTGAGGATAGAAATGTAATTACATCATTTATTATGAATGTTATTTAATTCATACTAGGATACTATGACGTACTAACTTAATAAACAAATTCAAAGGATTTAGATTAATTTCTAAGTCCTTTTTCCATGTCTAAAATTAGAAAGAAGGTGATAGTTTGATAAATATATATAACGCCACTGAAACAGATTTTGAAAACAATGGATTATCTGTATTAGATACTTGCATAAAAGCAGAAGTGTCTGAGGAATTAAATGGAATCTATGATATAACATTAGAATATCCGTTGTTTGGAAATACTAAATGGCAATACCTTATAGAGGATAATATTATAAAAGCACCTACACCAAGGGGAACACAGCTATTTAGAATAGTAAATAAAAATAAGACTATGTCTAGTATAGAAGTATATGCTAGGCATATTTTTTATGACTTACTTTATAACTTCTTAGAAGATGTAAGGCCAACAAGCTTAAATGGTGCAGGATCATTGCAATGGATATTATCTCACACTCAATATACTCATAGATTTAAAGGATATAGCGATATATTGAATACTGGTACTGCTTATTACGTTAGAAAAAATCCAGTGGAATCAATCTTGGGAAGTGACGATAATGCCTATCTTAAAATATGGGGTGGAGAAGTATTAAGAGATAACTTTGATATACACATCAACGGAGCTATTGGAGAAGATAGAGGATATACCATAGCATGGGGTAAGAATCTACAGGGTATCAATGATAAAACAGATTATAGCAATGTAATTACAAAAGTTATGCCAGTGGGACGTGATGTGAATGATAATCCTTTATTGCTTCCAGAAAAGTATATTGATAGTCCCTTGATAAATAATTATGCAATGCCACATATTAAAGATTTTGATTTCCCTAACATAAAGGTTATTACTAATCCACAGGAAGGTGAAACAGCAGTTACACAAGACCAAGTATATGAGCAATTAAGAAAACAGGCATCTTTACTGTTTAGTGAACAAAATATAGATAAACCTATCCTAGATGCTGAAATAGATTTTGTAGAGTTATCTAAGACAGAAGAATATAAAGATTATTCTATTCTACAACAAATATATTTAGGAGATACAGTTACTTGTAAACATGAAAAGATAGGAATAAATTTAAAAGCTAAGGTTGTCAAATATACTTATGATGCCATAAGAGAAAAATATGTTAATATTACCCTTGCTGATGCGACAGCAAATAACGCTGAATCTGTGACAATTAATATACCTTCTGTGATAAATAATATTCATTTATCCATAGATCAAACTAAGCAGATAACAGATAAATTAAAAAATGCACTAGGTGGTTATGTAGTAAAACGCGATGGTGAAATTTTAATAATGGACACCAAAGATATAAGAACAGCTACTAAAGTATGGAGATGGAATCTTAATGGTTTAGGATATAGTTCTACAGGCTATAACGGTACTTATGGCACTGCAATAACTATGGATGGAGAAATAGTTGCTAACTTTATTAAAACAGGTGAATTAGATGCTAGTTTAATTACAACGGGTGTTATACAGGGTTCTGATGGTACATTTGCTATTTCATTAACAGCAGGTAAAATGACTACTTATGATAAAGACAATGGATTTAAGGCCCTAGAATTTGAGAATAGAACAATAAAAGGATTTGATTTCGTTGAAGCTGACAAGCAAATTTGGCAAATAGAAAGTGCAAGAGAAACTGATGCACAAGGTAATGCCACTGGTATTCCAGCAATTGGGATTGGTATCAAACAAGGCTCAAAATTGAAAATCGTTGATATGGATAATAGCAATAAAGTAATTTTTGAAGTAGACAATTTTGCAAGTGATTCTGAAAGGCAAAAGATAGCTATGTGGGTGGATGATTTATATATAACTCCAAAAAATAACCCGGGGTATGGAATGACATATATTGATGGACAACTCAAGCTGGGAAGTCACATTGATATGAATGGCTATGGGTTTGAAAATGTAGGCAAAATGAATATGTCGACAGGATCAGGGACAAGTGATGATGGCTGGACCGGTACAATAACACTTAATGGGGTTACAATCACTGTTACAAATGGAGCGATAACAAATGCTGTAAGCTAATAATTTAAGGGGGTGTGATATGGAAAATGAACTAATGAAATATTTTATAACACAAGGAGCCTTCGCGGCTCTTTTTGTTTGGCTTTTGATTACTACCAAAAAAGATAATAAAGATAGGGAGAAAAATTATCAAGACACTATAAAAGAAAATCAAAGCATTATCAGTAAGAACCAAGATGCTATAAAAGAGAATCAAAGTATTATTAGCAAATTAACCGACAAATTTAATGTTGTAGATGTTATCCAAAATGATATTAAAGATATCAAGAATCACATATTTAAGTAA